AATTGTTAATCTCCTTTCATACAAACTCGGTGCTGGAACACCTGTAAGGAAATTGTAGTGCAGGAGATAGGAATAATCAAGAAGTAATAAATTCAACAGACAAGCAGAGATAAGCATATATATTACAAAGACAAAATGCGAAAGGAGCATTAATGGTAGTTGAAGAATTTAATGTGGGTAGAGTGCATATCAGAATCCATGATGATTGCATTGTCTCGCCGGAGGAGGCTGAAAAGATAATGCATAACCTTGGAGTCCAATATCACAATTACCAATTGCGAAAGCAATACGAAGAAAGGAACAGTAATGTCGAAACTAAAAAGTGTATTAACAGATAACATGGAATGTTGTTATGAATGCGGAAGTACATATGCAGAGTGTCACCACGTATTTTTTGGGAGTTATCAGAAAACAGCCTGTACAAGACGAAAACTGTACCTGCCATTGTGTCCGGAACACCATAGAGGTAAGAACGGACCACATATGAATTATAAAAAGAACCTTGAGTATAAACAGTTAGCTCAAAGATACTATGAAGAACACATAGGAACCAGAGCAGAGTTTATGGCTGAGTTCGGAAAAAACTATTTGTAAAGGAGATAGATAGAATGGCAACATTAAAAAAAGAGCCTGAGTGCACTAATCAGCACCCAAGCTCGAAAACAACCACAAGAAAACTATACCACAAAAACAACCTGAATTACAAGAGAATTAATCTAATTAAGAACGTTCTCCTGGGATATGTCATAGCATTTCTTTTGGACGCTTATGGTTGGATAATATGCGATACTGCATTGCAGCACACGATTGGATTAACCGGATGGGCTGTAATGGTGTACTTGGTACTTGGAGAAATTGATAAGTTTTTTAATTATATGATAAGGAGGCACATATGAGTAGTTATTACAGCCAACAGGAAAAGACATATCCGTACTTCGCCCGGTGCATTTATTCCGGCAATGAAAAAATCTATGACGTGCATAAAAAGAATTTAAGTGACGAAGAACGAAATCAGCTAAATTTCCGGTTTATGAAGGAGAGCTGCCAGTGTGACCATTGCAAGGAATGGAGACAGGATAGAGCTAAGCTTATTAAAAAGCTTCGGGAAATGAAAGACACAGCAGCCCTTAAGAAATTAGGAGAGGAGTATTAATTAATGGACATTGAAATAACCAGTAAGGAATTAGACGAGGCAATGAATAGTCTTGTATGGATTGACAAAAACATTGAAAGCAAAGAGACAGCCACCCCTAAGCAGCAGAAAATTTTAAAAGAATTTAAAAAATCAATGAAAACAGCACTTAAAGCCTGCATGGTGGTAAAGGCGCTGGCAGAAGGAGCTTTAGAAGAAAAGAATATTGAAGTAGAGGAAATATCGGAAGGAGAAGAAAAATGACAGGAATAGGAATATGCAGATACTGTGGCCAGTCAATACAACTGGAACCTAAATGTAATGCAGATCAGGACAAACTAGACGAGATTGCAACAATGCAGTGCACCTGTGACGAGGCAAAACACTATCAGAATATGGTTAATCTTGATAAAGAGATTGACGAAATGTGGGGAGAAGGTCTTGAAGAACAGGCAAACCTTACAAAAGCAGCAGTTAAGCTGTTGGATAGAGGACAGATAGCGGCATTTAGAATAACTAAAAATAGCCAGTTAAATATTACAGGAAAGAAATCAGCAAAAAATGAAATAAAAATTAAGAAAACAGAGAAATATGCTGATGAAATTTCCGTTTAGGAGGAAATATGGAACAGTTAATAAACATTGATGTAAATAAGATAGAAGAACATCCTAATAATCCACGTAAGGATTTAGGAGATTTAGCAGAACTTACGGAGTCCATCAGACAGAATGGTATCATGCAGAATCTGACTGTGGTTAAAAACGGAGAGGACAAGTATATGGCGGTAATTGGCCACAGAAGACTTGCCGCAGCAAAGGCAGCAGGACTTAAAGAGGTGCCATGCGTTGTTGCTGAAATGTCAAAGCAACAGCAGGTCAATATAATGCTTGTGGAGAACATTCAGAGAAACGGACTTACTGTAACGGAGCAGGCGCAGGGTTTCCAGATGGCGATTGATTTAGGAAACAGTGTTGATGATTTGGCGGAAGAAACTGGCTTTAGCAAATCTACTATATACCACAGGCTTAATATTGCAAAGTTAAATCAGAAAGCACTTAAAAAGGCTGAGGATAACAAAGATTTCCAGTTATCAATATCAGACCTGTATATTCTTGAAAAAATTAAAAAGGTATCAGACAGAAACAGAATACTCAAAGAAGCAATTGACAGTAAAAATCTTGCTTATCTTGCAAACAGACATATTACTGAAGAAAAACGTAATGAAAATGCAAAGAAGATTTTAAAGGAACTTAAAGACAGAGATTTGGAGGAAATCCCTAAAGATACATACTGGTGGGAATATGACACCGTTAAAGAGTTTGACCTTGATAAGGACATTGAGAAGGTAAGCCTTAAAAAGACAAAGGAAAAACTCTTTTATAAGCAGAGTACCAGCCGGTTACACATATTGAAGGAAAGAGAAGAGAGGAAAGCACCGGAAAGAACAAAGAAAACAGAAGAGGAAAAAATGCATGCAAGGAACAGAAAAAAACTTAATGCAATACAGGATGAATTGACAAAGGATATAAAGGACTTTATTGGTGAAATGGTTCAGGGAAAGATTGACATTGTAGCAACACCAAATGAGATATGGGATGCCCTTATTCTTCTGGACGTGGATGTATGTTATTCAAAGCTTCAGGTATATATATACAATTTAATTTATGAGAAGAATATTAATTACAATATAGAGATTGAGGATGATAAGAAAGAGGAGCTTAACAATAAAATATCAGAAATTTCAATGGAAAGACAAATGCTTGCATTAATTACAAAAATTCCTATTGTAAACAACTGGTCAAATGAAATTAATAAAGAGTCAGCATCAAAAGTTTTAAAGCTTGTTAAGGTGTTAAGTAAGTCAGGTTTTAGTCTTACAGAAGAACAGCAGCAGTTTTTGGATGGAACACTTGCTGATCAGTGGAAGGATAGCAGACATGTACATGTATGAATTGTATAACAACGGAAAATTAGATGGAATATATACCAGTGATGTAATTGCAAAAAGGCTGAATTTGTCAAAACAATGGCTGTATGAGTGCGTCAGAAATCAAAAACTGATATCCGGAATATGGCTTATCAAGCAAAGCAGACTAACTTATGAAGAGGCACAGAAAATTAATACAAAGATTCCAAAGGAAATCATCAGGAAAAAACCTAAGAAGATAGTTGTAAAGAAACATAAGAACAGCGCAGGCAGAACGTTCTGCCTGCCAATATACAATGAGGAAGGAAAGATAATCAATGCATAAGTTTGTGACAGTATACAACATTATTCTCAACATATGGCACGTGGCATCTGACTGTAAGGAGTTGAACCTTGCGGAGGACAAGCTGTGCGAGGTAATGACACAGAAACTGAATGAAGTTACTGCGCATTATACCGGAAGAGAACAGAAGCTGGCAATGGTGATAGCTTCAGCAATAATGGAGTATTTATTTGAGAAAGGCAGGTAAAGGTAATGGATATAAGAACAGCAAAAAATATTGAAAAGGCAATGAAAATAGTAGCCGAAATAATGCAGGAAGAAGCGAAGAGTAATGCTGAGTGTTGTAAGAACATAGATGAAAATGTGGCGTATGATTTTGCAAAATTTACGTTGCTGAATTTTACAAAGGATTTAAGGGAATACGCAAAAAAGAATTGGACCAGATTACAGGTAAAAATGCTGGAAAAGGCTATTGATGATGTGCTGCAGGAAAAAAAGTAGGCTAAGAGAGAAAAATGTTAAGAAATGTTAAGAAATGTTAAGGAGTGAGAGAATGTTAAATATTGAGAAATATAAGGAAATGTTGATAGATACAAAAGTGATAAATATAGCAAAACTAACTGTCATAAATGATAAGCCTGTAGAGTGTAGAGAATATCATTGTGGCGAATGCAATTTTGGAAAAAAGGGAGATTGTAAAAGTGGACCATATGTAGAGGAATGGTTGTTCTCCGAATACGAAGAACCAGAAGTTGATTGGACGAAAGTCAAGGTTGATACACCTATATATGTGAGACGTAGTGATGATGAAGAGTGGGAATCACGACATTTTGCAAAATTTGAGGATGGGAGAGTGTATGCGTGGGCAGATGGAACTACTTCTTTTACAGCTCCGATAAACAGTGCAGTAGATTGGAAACACGCCAAATTAGCAGAAAGAGAGGATGTAGAATGGGTAAAGTAGTATTGGTAGAGAGGGGAAATTAATTGTGGTTGATGCAAAAGAAACAAGACGAGAAAATGTGCTGCAGGGAAAAAAGTAGGCTAAGAGAGAAAAATGTTAAGAAATGTTAAGGAGTGAAACAAATACCAAAATATAAGTTGGAAGGAGATGTAGGATTATGTTGAAAATAAAAGATGATATAGATCTAAATGAACTTAGAAAGTTTGGCTTTAAAACAGGTAAGGAATGGGCAGATTCAGGAGAACGTTGTCTGCAAGGCGGTGGATTTGAGTATATGCACGGATGGTGGCATAAATTCCTGATGGATGAGGAAGATGAAAATAAGATAGCCTATATATCTGAAGCATATGATATTCCTAGTGTTCAAATATCCGTAAGGACAGATTTTCATAGAGATATATATGTAGATGTTGCTATAGAGGGAAGCTATCATTCTTCGGATTTAGATGTTGTAACGGAAACTATATATGAGTTAACTAAGGCAGGACTGCTAGAAATTAAAAAGGAGATGGAAAGATGAATAGAATACATGAATTAAAAATATTAGAGAGTTTTGCAACAGATATTGTGATGGGTAGAAAAACTTTTGAAGTTAGGAAGAATGACAGAGGATTCCAAAAAGGAGATTATGTTGAATTTACTTGTATTGAGAACGAAAATCATTCAATTAACCATATGACATATGAAATAACATATGTTCTATACGGATGGGGAATTGAGCAAGGATATGTCGTATTTGGAATTAAGGAAAAGGAGTGAACAGAATGCGATTAATAGATGCCAATGAATTGATATTAGTTTTAAACGACTATGCGTGTATTGAAGCCCCAAAAGAAAACGAAGATAGTGGCGAACGAAGAATATCAGAAATGGTATATAGGGTGATTCAAAATTGTATTGGGTATGTTGAAAATCACCCAACAGCTTATGATGTGGATAAGGTTACACATGAAATCAATAATAAAATACAGGAATTAGATGCTAAGCAACAAGTTTTTATAGAAAATGGATTGCTTAATATGGCTGATAAAATGGCAAGCAAAATAGGGATATACATAGAATGTCGGGAAATAGTGGAAAAGGCAGGTAATTGAATGAATGTTGAGAAAATTATTGCAGAGGTTCCAGTCACCTTGCATCAGGAAATAAACGAAAAATTCAGTGAGGCTGTACAGATACATAAGGAATATAAGGCAAAGGACAAGCCGTTTGGAGATTATATGGATGCGAGGGACAGCATTTATGGAATTGTTTTTCCATTGTTCATAAAAAGTAAGGAAAGTATGGACAGTGGAATGCTTCTTGAAGGATGGGTATTAACAACCAAGGCTCTTGACATAACCGTGGAGAGAGACGGAGTGGAAAAGGCTGAGTTAAGAAGTTACATTAAAAATTTGTCAAAAATAAGAAACTGTGAGATTGAATTTGACAGGGAAAGATATGAAGAGGATTATACATGAAAAAGAAAACACATATTGGAAAAGGGAGAAGACCGAACCAGTACCAAAGGGCAGGCATAGTTAAGAATGGACTTGACCCATATGAATACCTTGTAGTTAAGGAAACACCGGAGTGCCTTTATATTAAGCATAAAGACACCGAAAAAATACAAACAATAAGATACTGAAAGGATTAATTTGAATGAGGGCAACAAAACCAACATTACAACAGAAAAAGATAATTCGTAATAATGGATTGAACCCCACCAACTGGGGAGTGGTCAGGGAAACGACAGAGAGCCTTACCATACGGCATAAAGTCAGTGGAAAGGTTAGAACAATTCACTATTAATAATAAGAAGAAACGAGGTCCGGGTGGTCTCGTTTCAAACTTGATATTAACATTATACTTATGGGTAATGTGAGATAGGAGTAAATTTATTTTATGTATGTTATGAGAAAATATGTATTTGAAAATTCCATAGAGATTGAAAAACTTCATACACACAGGTATCACAAGAAGGGTCAGAGGAGAAACAGTAAGTCAAATCCGACACCTGAGAAGATGCAGGAGTACAATCGTCAGAGACAGATTGATTATTTGCGTCGACTAATTAAGCTCAATATGCCGGGCGGATACCATATGGTTCTTACATACGATAAAAACCACAGACCTGACAAGGCACTGGCAAAAAAGCAGTTTGAAAATTTTATGAGCAGAATTAAATATCACTTACGTAAGCAGGGCAAGGAAATCAAATACATATCAACAACAGAGTACGAGGGAAAGTCCATTCATCACCACGTTGTAATTAATGACATTGAAGGTATCATTAAACTGGTTAAAAAACAGTGGTGGCACGGAACACCTAACTTTACTCCAATATCAGAGGGAGAAGATGTACATACTCTTGCAGAATATATCATTAAGGAGACTGACAAAACATTCCGGAAAGAGGACAGTGTGCATGGAACCAGATACAGCAGAAGCAGAAATCTTGTAGAGCCAACATTCAAGGAAAAGGTAATCAAAGCTGACAGCTTCAGAAAAGACCCGCATGTACCGAACGGATATATACTAAACAGAGATACATTTGTTTACGGCGTATCAGATGTAACAGGATATGAGTATCAAAAATATGAACTTAAGAAAGTAACGCCAGAATTTAACAAAAAAAGCAGGGCTATGTTGAAATCCCTTAGCATAAGCCGGAAGGGAGCGAAATAATGGCAAGCTATTCAGAGGTAAACGTAAAGTGTCCTTTCTTTTTGCGTTGTGATAAACAAAAAATAAGCTGTGAAGGTCCTTATGATGACTGTAAGTGTTTAAACCAGATATTTAAAAGTACCGCCGGCAGAAATAAGCAGTTAGAGATATTCTGTAACTGTAATTTTGAAAAGTGCGAAATCTACAGGATGATATGCGAAGCAAAGTATTAATATTTACAAAGTAGGAGTCTGTTTATGCCCGAATGGGATAATAGTAGAAACAGACCTTATTGACGTACCCGAAAATCACGAAAAAAAGCAAAAAAAAATTATTGTACAACAGGGGGTTAGAATCCACCTGTTTTTTTTGTGTAAAATTTCAAAAAGAGAGGTGGTTAAAGTGGCGAAAAAGAAAAGACCGGAAGATGTGTTGGAGCAAATAAAAATCGAATATATAAGCGACCCAAAGATGTCGTACCGAAAGTTGGCCGAAAAGCATAAATACCCACTGAAAAAAATATGCGCTGCAGGGCGTAAGGAAGGGTGGGTACAACTAAGGAAACAATGTGGTGACAAAATTATCAAAAAAACAATAAACAGATTGTCAACAGAAAAAGCTGATGAATTGGCCACTGTAATAATTACGGCAAAGAAGGTCATAAGGAAACTTGAAAAGACCATGGAGGAAGACGAAAAACAGTTCAACCGCCACATTGTGGTTGAAAACTATAAGGCGAAGGAAAAAGTGTTTAACAAAATTGATACAAGGGCGGTAAAGGATGTGGCTACGGCTCTGAAAGACCTTGCAGCAGTTGTAAGCATGAAGAACGGAGAAGAATCAAATCAAAACAACGTAGAGGTGGTATTTAAGGAAATGGAGGATGAGTTAAATGAGTAACGTTATTTTGGAACTTCCAAAACCACAGCCCAAACAGGAGATGTTCTTAAAAGCAAGAAAAAAATACATAGGTTTTGGTGGAGCAAGAGGAGGAGGAAAGTCATTTGCAGTAAGAATAAAATCCATACTGCTTGCACTTAAGCACGGTGGAATAAGAATATTAATTGTCAGAAGGACATTTGCGGAATTGAACAGAAACCATATAGACCCCATGAGGAAACTTTTAAACCCGCTCATTAAAGAGAAAAAAGTAAAATACAATCAGACAGACAAGATGTTTCGGTTCTGGAATGGTTCATTGATTGAATTTATGTACTGTGATAAGGAGTCAGACACGGACAGACTGCAGGGTGCGGAATATGATGTAATATTCATTGATGAAGCAACACAGCTTCTTGAAAAACAGATAAAGGATATATCGGTATGTGTCCGTGGTGTCAACAACTTTCCAAAACACGTTTACTTTACGTGTAACCCGGGAGGAAGAGGACATGGTTACATTAAACGAATATTCATAGACCAAAAGTATCTTTCTGGGGAAAAACCGGAGGAATATGAGTTCATTCAGTCAGGAGTCCGTGACAATAAGGCACTGATGAAGTATCAGCCGGATTACATAAGTCAGTTGGAGGCATTACCACCAAAAAGAAGAAAGGCATGGTTAGACGGTGACTGGGATGTGTACGAAGGACAGTTTTTTGATGACTTTGTTAATGACCCTGATCATTATGGGGACGGATTGTATACACATGTCATAGAACCGTTTGCTCCACCAAAGAGATGGCAGATATACAGAAGTTACGACTTTGGTTATGGCAAACCATTCTCCTGTGGATGGTGGGCAGTGGATGAAGAAGGTGTAATGTACAGGATTCATGAATACTATGGCTGTGAAAAGGATGAAGAAAATGTTGGTGTTAAAATGACACCCGACCAACAGTTTCGTGAAATATCCAAGATAGAACAGACACACAAATGGCTTAAGGGAAAGAACATATACGGAATAGCCGACCCATCCATATGGGATGGCTCAAGAGGTGAAAGCGTTGCAGAAACAGCTGAAAAGTATGGAGTGTATTTTGAACCCGGAGACAATGCAAGAGTTGCCGGATGGATGCAGTGCCATTACAGATTACAATTTGACCACAATGGATTTCCAATGATGTATGTGTTTAATACCTGTGAGGCATTTATCAGAACAATTCCGGTACTGATAAGTTCAGACACAAATCCGGAAGACCTTGATACCACCATGGAAGACCATGTGGCGGATGAGTGGAGATATATGTGTATGTCAAGACCGATAACACCACCGGAATCACCGCTAAAGGAAATACCGGCAGATGATCCACTTAATTTATATCATTAAAGGAGATAGAAAATGAAATTTGGAGCAAAAAGAAAAATCAAAAAAGCAGCAGATAATGTAACAAAGGCTAGAAATAATCTTGCAGAAGAGAAAATGTCTCCTGCAAGCGACATGGTAATATCAGACAGGAGAAGCAGCAGCGGACCTATTGGCCAAAAAGAAATAACGGAAGCAGTAGGAATACTCCTGAAGTACAAGGAGGGAAAAGTTAATCTTGAAAACCGTATCATAGAAAATGAACAGTGGTGGAAGAGAAGACACTGGGATAAGCTGCGTAAGAATGAAGAGATAGCACCGGCTTCTGCATGGCTGTTTAATTGCATAATGTCAAAATATGCAGACTATATGGATGCGTACCCAGAGCCGAATATTCTTCCAAGGGAAGAGGGGGACAAGCAGGAGGCAAAAATATTGACATCAATAGTTCCGGTTGTACTTGAGCAGAATGGTTTCTACAAAGTGTATAGTAACAAGTCGTGGAAGATATTAAAAGACGGAAGTGCCATATACGGAATATTCTGGGACGGTCAAAAACTTAATGGATTAGGAGACATATCAATCAAGAATGTTGATTTTTTAAATCTGTTTTGGGAACCGGGTATTGTTGACATACAGGATAGTGATAATGTATTCCACGTCAATTTAATATCCAATAAAAAGTTAGAGACAATGTATCCGGAACTTAAAGGCAAGCTGGGAAACGGAACGATGACCAAAGCAGAATATCTGTATGATGACAATGTAGATGTAACGGATAAAAGCCTGCTGGTTGAATGGTATTACAAGAAATGGCAGAACGGACATAGTGTATTGCATTACGTAAAATTTGCAGGTGATACCATTCTGTATGCGACTGAAAATGACACGGAACGTCCAACCATGGATGTTGAACAGGAAATGATAAACCCCGAAACAGGCGAAACAATGATAAATCCTGAAACAGGTGAGCCACTATATGAAACTGTTCAGGAAGAAACCGGAGAGGAAAGCATGGCAGAACGTGGATGGTACGACCATGGAATGTACCCGTTTGTGGTTGAAACAATGTTTCCTGTGGAAGGTAGTCTGTGTGGATTCTCATACATTGACATTTGTAAGGAGCCACAGAAGTACATAGATATGCTTGACCAGGCAGTCTTAAAAAATGCATTAATGAATGCAAACCCGAGATATTTCTCAAAGCAGACTTCAAATGTCAATGAAGAAGAATTTCTGGACTGGACAAAACCGATAGTACACGTGGTCGGTGATATGTCTGAATTGGGAATAAGAAAAATTGATGCACCGGATATGAACGGATCGGCAATGACTAAAATAAATGACAAAATAAACGAAATGAAAGAGACCACAGGTAATACTGATGTTGCAAGAGGTAATGTAGGTGGAGGAATAACATCAGGGTCAGCCATATCTGCTCTGCAGGAAAGTGCGGGCAAGACATCAAGAAGTCAGAATAAAATGGCATATCAGGCATATAGCGAAGTAATAACAATGATAATAGAGCTTATAAGACAGTTCTATGATGTGCCAAGACAGTTCAGAATATTGGGAAAGAAAGGAAATGAGTACGTTACTTATAGCAATGAGAACCTTAAGCCGCAGGCACAGGGAAATGAATTTGATGTTGATGATGGATACAGACTGCCGGTGTTTGATATTGAGGTAAGTGCACAAAAACAGAATCCGTATTCCAAGAACAGTCAGAATGAACTTGCACTTAACCTGTATGGAGCCGGTTTCTTTTCGCCACAAAATGCTGATATTGCTCTTGCCTGCTTAGATGTAATGGACTTTGCCCATAAAACGGATGTTGTATCGAAGATTGAAGGAAATGCACAGCTGTACAATGAAAATATCCAGTTAAAGCAGCAGTTAATACAGATGGCGGCAATGATTGATAGTGAGAAAGGAACAACAATGGCTGCCAATCTGCAGCAGGCATTTGAAAGTGAGCAATTGCCAAATCCACAGAGGTCAAATATTCAACTTGAAGAGGACAGTGAACATCCATTTAATGAACGTTCAAGGGAACAGGCAAACGCCGCAACACAGGTAAACTAATGGGAGGGCATATGATTACAATTAGTTTTACGGATAACAGACTGGAAGTAAGAGGACACGCAGGTTATGGTGAACCGGGAAAGGACATAGTATGTGCATCAGTAAGCGTATTGGTGTATACGTTTGTTAAGTATTATGATGCGGACATTTTAACTGATACACCTGACTGCATGACTATTGACACGGGTAACCTTGACACATCATTCATACAAAAGGGATTTGAGATGATACAGGAAGAATATCCGGATTATGTAAGGCTCATTAAATAATTTTCAACAGGGGGTTAGAAATAGCCTCCTGTTTTTTTATATCATTTAACCATAAAGGGTCGCACCCTAAAAAACAGCAGAAAGGAGACATGAAAATGTCAAAAACAAAATTAAAGCTCCAGAGATTTGCGGAGGGCGCAACCGCAGGTGGTGAAGGAGGAACGGTCGAAGAAACTGTGGACGACGCACAGAAAACCGACACTACGAAAGTGGTGTATGGAAAAGAAGTAGCAGATAACAATAGCGACGAAGGAAATTCTAATGAACCCGGAACATCACAGCAGCAGGATGTGGAACCAACATTTGATGAACTGATAGAAGGCAGGTACAAGGATGAATTTTCAAGAAAGACACAGGAAATAGTTAAAAACCGTGTCAAAAACATCAAGGTGGCAGAGGATGATATGCGTATGCTTGCCCCGGCACTTGATATTCTTGCTGAAAAGTATGGAGTTACCAATGCAAGGGACCTTCCGGCACTGGTAAAAGCCATTACAGATGATGATGCACTGTATGAGCAGGAGGCATTAGACAGAGGAATAGACATCCCTACTCTTAAGCACATCAAGAGTATTGAAGCTCAGAATAAAAGACTTGCTGAGGAGATGGCCCAAAAGGAAAGAAATACCCAGAACATGGAGGCATGGCAGGAAATATTGAGACAGTCAGATGCCTTAAAAGAGTATTATCCAGACTTTGACATTGACATGGAAATGCAGAATGAGGATTTTGGGCATTTAGTAACAGTTGGCGTTCCTGTTAAAACTGCATTTGAGGTAGTACATCATGACGAACTGCAGGCACAGATGGCAGGCATCGTGGCAAAGAATACCGCCAGAAAGGTAGCAAACTCTGTGAAAGCCAATAAGAAGCGTACAGGAGAAGCAGGAAGCAGTGGCCAGTCTGTTCAGGTTAAACGTGATCCTAAGTCGTGGACTAATGAGGAGAGAGACGAGATATATGAGAGAGTCCGGAACGGAGAAAAGATATATCTGTAATCTCCAAAACAGGAGGAAAGGAATGAATATCAATAAAAAAATAGCACTTAACTTACAGAGATTTGCAGCAGCAGACACAAATGTAACAAGTGGAGCTGAAATGTCAAAGGACATGAAGGATAATTATGATTTGGAATTGCTTAGAAGAGCTCTTCCAAATTTGGTTTATGCACAGTTTGGAAAAAAGGAACCAATGCCACAGAGTGAAGGTCAGAAGCCACGTTGGAGACAGTTTAAGTCATACGGACCCGCACTTACACCATTACAGGAAGGAGTTACACCGGCAGGTTTACATCCTGAATTGGAAATCATTGAAGGAGAGACTGAGCAGTACGGTGCCTTTACTGAAATATCTGACAGAATCAGCATGGAAACCATTGATCCCGTTATATTGGAACTTACAAAGTTACATGGAGAGCAGGGTTCAAATACCATTGACATTGTAACACGTAATGAACTTATGACTGGAACTAATGTGTTATATGCACCGAAGTCAGACGGAACCAAGGTTGTAAGTAGAGCCGGACTTGACGCAACGTGTACACTTACGCCAAAGGTAATATCCATTGCAAAGACTATTTTAAAACGTAAAAACGCAAGACAGATTAATGGATCATATGTTGCCATTATCCATCCGGATATTGAAAACGATGTAACTACACATCCACTTTTCATTGACGTAAATAAATATAGCGAAAATGTAAAGAAAATCTATGAGGGTGAAATTGGAAAGCTCTATGGGGTAAGATTTGTTGTTACATCAAATGCAAAGATATGGAATAACTCCGCAGCAAGCGTAGGAGCTACACCGAAAGGACTTGCAGTTTACGGTTGCCTGTTCTTAAGTGAGGACGCATATGGAGTGGTACAGCTTACAGGCGGTAATATGCAGATCATTGCGAAGCCGTTAGGAAGCGGTCAGGACCCACTTAACCAGAGAGCCACAGTTGGCTGGAAGGTAACAGGATATGCTGTAAAGATATTAAATCAGCTTGGTATAGTAAGAGTTGAGTGCTGTGCAGCAGATTTCAGTGACATAGCAGTAGCAAACTAGGAGGTGCAAAATGGCAGAAAAGACTAAAAACCAGTTAGAACAGGAACTGGCAGAGGCATTGGCTGCAAAGGAAGCAGCTGAAAAGAAGGCAGAGGAAGCGTTGGAAGCAAAGGAAGCAGCTGAAAAGGAAGCAACCAATTCAAAGCTTAAGACAGAGGAACTGCTTAAGGCAGCCAGAGAAGCAGAGAAAGCAGCAGACAAGGAGGCGGAAGGTTTCTTTAAAAGCGGAAACAATGCAGTGGGAAGGGATGCGGAACTTGTGAGAGTTACCATTCCTAAACAGCATGGAAAGAAGGCAAGTAAGGACATCGTTATTACAGTCAATGGAAATGACTGGCAGATTACAAGAGGTGTGCCGGTTGAAATTCCACGTTATGTGTATGAAGTATACGTAATGAGCGAAAAGGAAAGAGATGAAGCCGAGGCATTCATTGAATCCGTAACAGAATAGAACAGCATGTATTAATATTTCACAAATAAATACATAAATCTGATAACAGTTAAACAACAACGATAGGCAGGCGGATGGCGTTAGTCATCCGTCTTTTTGAATAAAAGGAGAAATGATGTTGAGAAGGGTAAAAGAGGAAATCATAACAACATTGGACTACCTGTATCCAAATACATATGAGTATATGGACAAGGTAACATGGATAGACACTCTTGAACGGAGAATAGAAGAGGAAATCATAAAGACACATGAGCCGGAGGTGTCAAAGGAAGATGAACAGCTGTGGGCATATGAGCCTTACACAGACCTGTACATATATTACATGGAAGCACAGATTGATAAGAATAATAACGAATATGATAAGTACAACAACCATATGGCACTTTTTAATAACGCATATGCAGAGTACGAAGCACATTACAACAGAAATAACATGCCGATAAGTCACGGCAATTACAAATTGTTTTAACAGGAGGAAATATGAGATTACCGGAATTGCAGGGCATTCAGACAATGGTAAGTGATTTGAATGTATTTAATGGGATTAATGACAATGTGTATATACCGGAAGGTAGTTTTAAGGATATGAAAAATATGTCATCAGACTATTATCCGGCATTAGGTCAAAGAAAAAACAGGGAAAAGTACGTCATATCAGGAAATATGAATGGGGCAATTACAGTGAATGATGTGCTTTATTCATGTATCGGAACAAAAATGTATAAGGATGGAAGTGAAATACAATCTGTGACGCTGGAAGACAGTCAGAAACAGATGATAGGTTATGGCGCATACATAATAATTATGCCGGATAAGTTAATGTACAACACGGCAGATGGAAAACTAACAAAAATGACGTATACACGAAAACTGGGAAAGAAAACATCAGCCAATACAATGCCATATCTTTATTTGTCGGACAAAGACGGAAATCCATATGCAGTAATGCCGGCAACGGCAGATAATGCCCCGACAAGCAAGACACAGGGGGATAAGACAATCAAAGACTTTCAAAACAGTCTTACAAAGGGAAAGGACATTCCGGTTTTTGTTCAGAATAAAAATGTGAAGGTGCTTTGGGGAACACCATCTATTCTTAAACAGTATGTAAGTGATGCAGGAAGTGAGAGTCTTGGACTTATCACAACAAATTCCAATCAGGACCTTTCAATAAAATACTGGGATGCAAATAATTCAATGTGGAGCAGTCCGACACTGTATGTTACATGGTGGTTCAGAACTACTGCAGAAACAGCAACGGAGATAGGACACGCCATTAAAAGTGGTGACTTTATAAGCCTTAAATTGACGGATACAGATGGAAATGATATGGCGGAAAGCTCAAATCCGGATTGTCTGTACAAAATATGGAAGTTTTTTAACAGTTATGCAAAGGTTGAGAAGGTTCTTAAGTATGACACTGAGGTGGGACTGGTATTTGCAAATACAGGAATTGATTTCCTGAAGTATTATTCAAAGGTTTACAAAGATAACATAAGCAAAGGAACACTTGTAACAAATGCCACAACCACAAAGGATAAGGACCCGGGAATAATAACTGTGACCAATGAACTGTTAAGGGCGGATTTCCCAATAGCGGGGACATTCCCAAATCTTGAAATTAAAAAAGAAATGCCTGATATGAAATACATCACAGTATCGGAAAACAGGTTATGGGGATGTTCAAACGATAAGCATGAAATATATGCGTGCAGACAGGGAGATCCAACTAACTGGTATGCCTATGCAGGCTTATCAAATGACGCCTATGCAGTGACCATAGGCAGTGACGGTGACTTTACCGGAAGCTGTACATACAAGGGAATGCCATATTTTTTCAAGGAGAAACTGATTATATGCATGTACGGAACACGGCCAAGTAATTATCAGTTAAGCGAAATATATTATCCAGGAATTGAGAAAGGCAGCAGTGACAGCATATTTTTTCTAGGTGGTGTAATGTATTTTAAATCAAGACAGGGAATTGTCAGATTTGATGGAAGCAGTACACAGTTGATATCGGAAGAATTGGGGAAGAAAGAATTTAAGAATGCAATAGCCTGTGCAGGTGATGAGAAGTATTTTGTAGCAATGGAAGAGAATGGCACAAATATATTGTTTGCATATGACAGTAAAAAACAATTGTGGCACAAAGAAGATGACTTGCACCCGGATTTCTTCTTTAAAGTGGGAACATCAGTATTTGCCGTACAGCGTGGGGAAGAATCGGTTATTTACAGAATAGATGGAAGTGACAGCCTGAACATCAAATACAGGAGTAAAGGGTTTGAAATTCCGGAGACAGAAAGAATTGATAACATGACCGTACATAACAGTGGAGTTGAATGGTATGCACAGACAGGATTTATCGAAAGTGGAAATGTAGGAAGTAAGTATATACAACGTATTGGATTAAGATATGAAATGGAAGATAATGCGGAGATATGCGTAAAGGTCAGATATGACAATGAAGAACAGTGGCAGGAAATATACAACCATAGGGGAAGAAAGAATGAAGGAGCGGTGAGCATAGGATTCAGGCCGAGACGTTGTGAAAAATTTGCATTACGTTTTGAGGGTTCGGGAAAGTGTCTGATACATGACATCAGAAGAATAATATACGAAGGGAGTGACATGAACAATGGCAACTTTTAAATTGCCGGCACCACCGGAACTGACAGGAAACACGGAGCAGGACGTAGTTACCCAGAATGCATACTTAAATGATATGTATTCTCAAATGCGCTATGCATTGTCTTCAATAGATGAAGAAAACTTAAGCGAGGGAATGTTAAATAAGTTGGGAATAAAGGAGGATAAATAAATGGCCAATTTTTTAAAAAATAAGCATATGTCAGGAGCAACAACATCAAATCAGTCTCAAAGCAGTTTCAGCCAGTCACAGAGTACACAGACACAGAACGGAAAGAGCTGGACTGAAAGTAGCATATCTAAAGAAACACAGAAGGCATTAAAGAAAGCCGAGAAACCATTCAGCAGTAGGTATACTAACCTGCTAAAAGGAACGGTAAACTCGATTAACAACAGAAAACCTTTTGAATATGACTTAAATGAGGATGCGTTGTACAAGCAGTACGCAGAACAATATAAAAATCTTGGTAACCAGGCAATGCAGGACACCATGGCAAATGCAGCAACGCTTACAGGAGGATATGGAAGCAGCTATGCAACCACTGCCGGACAGCAGGCATTTAATTCATATATGGAACAGCTGAATGACATAGTCCCTAACCTGTATGCACAGGCAAGAAGTAATTATGACAGTGATACAAGCAGACTGTATGATCAGGCAAATCTATATGCGGGACTTGAAAGTAATGAGTATTCAAAATGGTCTGATAACAGAAATTATTATCAGAACAAGCATAGCAATGAATGGAATCAGAATGCCGTGTCTCATTCAACGCAGACAAACACAACAACACAGACGGACAGAAGCAGCAGTAACAGTAGTAGTACACAGAATACATATGTAAATCCAAAATATACAAGTGGAAGTACATCAGGAAACAGTCTTGTACTACCGACTTATGATGAACGTGTTGACGCAGCACATTCATATAATAGGGCAAAATCGTTGATGGATACATATGGATTGTCGGGTTATTTGTCAACTTACAAGGAGTGGAAAAAAGATAATGAAGGTTCTTATACGGATTATCAAAATTATCTGTCAAAGTCACTTGAAGGAATCATTAACACCGCATATACACAGAAACAAAGAAAAACATCTAAAAACAAGAAATAATTGGAGGATATAGAAATGGCAAACAGAGTAACCGCACAGCAGTGGAATCAGACAAAAAAGAGAACGGCAAATGCAATGGCAAATCAGTTCTTTGCTGACGTAAATATGGGAACACAGGGAATAAGTGACCTGCTTAATCAGCAGAACAGTGCAGACAAGCTGAAAAATTTAACCATGAAGAAAAATGAAGTAAACAGTCTGTTAAGAAGAGCAGAGGACATGAGACAGCAGTACGCAGGCAATAAATCAATGTTAAGCAGTGTTGACAGTGCAACAACACTGCTTAAAAACATTAGTACAAGTATTGATAATGTAATGCCACAGACACACAAACTTGGTTTTGGAAACAGTGGAAGTGATGATGTGTCAAAGGTGCTTAACAGTGAAAATGTGGGCAGAATTGTAGCAGAAAACGAACAGAATTTTAATCTGGATATGTACAAAAGGAATAAGGGATTGTCATTTGATGAAATAAGTCAGAAACAGCATGAGAATACTATAAACATGAATGATGAAAACAGGGCAAGACTTAATAAGGAAAACCGATGGCTTGATATGTACAAGGAAAACATGGCCACAGATGATGATTATAAAAAACTTGTAAATAATGCAAGTAAAAGGATAGCTGAGCTGAAAAAGGAGGATAAAGATGATATTTATATGCCTACTGCAAGGGATTCAGAGGCACTAAAGAATGCACATGATACACGTAGGAAAAATCGTGAAAATGAAATGGAGTATTACCAGGGAATAATTGACAGGTATTCAGATGATGCAAAGTATGGAAGGTCCAATATTGAAAAGTGGAAGAACGATGTAAAAGATTTAAGCTATAGCGATAAGAAAAAATACATTGAACAGTTGGGAACCAATACTTATCAGAAAGACCTTGAAAAAGAACTAAACAGCTATGAAAGCGGAAAGGAATACATAAATAACCTTGCAGATGGAGAAAAGCCGTCAGCACAAGGATTTTTTGCGTATTTGGACGATAATAATAAGAACCTGTATCATGAAATGAAGAAAAGCGGTGTGGAAAATCCGACAGAAGCAAAAAAACACCTTGTTGAACTTGAAAAAAAGGCATCTGAATGGAAGAGCAATGATGACGAGATAGATTATCTTGAAAATTATGCAAAGTCCACAGTGAGTAGCTATGAGGATTATCAGACACTTAATGACGAGTATCAGAAAAAGATTGACAACAGTAAAACAGCGGCAGAAGCCGACAAATGGAAATATGAATTTAGCAGTAAATATGGAGATAATTATTTAAGGACAAAGCAGGAACATAATTTTAAATCACTTCCTGAAAATGAACAGCAGGAGATGATAGATACAATCAGAAAACAGTATAATACTGACAGCCGTTCGGGAAATTTCAATCCGTATGATTCACAGTCTGTTGAAGACATGAAACAGTATGGAAGAAATATAGATGTGGGATTTGAAGACAGAAAATTGAAAGAACTTAAAGAAAAGTACAATTTTACCGACAGTGAAGCACAGAGTATTATTGCCTACGCCAAAGCAACGGTTAATGAGGAATTACAGCAGAAAGAATATGAAGAATATTATGCCAAGGGTGAACAATCAGGAAAGATTGGACCGGGTATTTTAGGCAAGGTAACAGGCGCTGTTGCATCAACGTTACAATCTGTTCCATATAGTCTTGCATCAGGAATAGGTGCGGCAGAAACAATATGGACGAAGTTAAAGCAGGGATTTGGTGGAGAGACACCTGTGGATTACAACAGTGAGGGAATGAGAATAGGCCAGAGGGGAAGTGCAATAAGAGAAGGTGCCAAGAGTAATTATGACGAAATGGGACAATTTATTTATGACGCATTTGCAAGTACGGTCGATTCGGCGGCAACACTTCCGATTGATGCCGTGGTTCCAGGAGCAACAGCAATCATATTGGGTTCATCAGCAGCAACACAGAGCATGCTGGATGGTCACGAAAAGGGACTTTCAGACGCACAGGCAATAGGTCAGGGAGTTGCGGCAGGAATATTTGAGGGTCTTTTTGAAAAGGTAAGTCTTGATAAAATCATAGAAATGGGTGATGGTGTATCAAGTGTGAAAGGCATGCTGTCAAACATAGCAAAGAGTGTGGGGATAGAAGGAAGTGAGGAAGGCTTTACTGAAATTGCAAATATCTTATATGATGACCTTGCAAATGGAGAGTTGTCGGATTACAAAATATCCGTATCAGATTACAAAAAACAGGGTTACTCACAGAGTGAGTCAGAAAAACTGGCAAAGAAAGACCTTGCAGTGAGAATAGCACAGTCAGTTGGCGGTGGAGCTTTGGGTGGTGCGTTTATGGGTATTCCTGTAAGCGGATATAATTACGCAAAAAATAAAGAGCATAGAACTATGGCAAAGACCGGTGATGCAATATTAAGAAATAACGGATTTGAAGAGTTACAGGAACATATAGCACAGAATTATGACGAAGAAAGCAATCTGTATAAGCAGATGGCAAATACAGACATCAATGACAGCGCACAGGTTGGATTTCTGGCAAGCCTTGCAGCAGAGAATGAATACAACCAGGCAATGGAAAGTTATAGCAATACAGTTAATGAAGCAGTGTCAAACCGCTTACAGGAGCTTAATGTTCCGAAACAGATAGCAGACAACATGGCACCTACGGTATTGGGAAACAAAAATGTTAATGCAGGGCAGTATCAGGAAACATATAATCAGGTTAAGCAGGAACTGGTGAACGGAATTACAGGAAGAGAGGATAACTGGGTATCTGACATTGACCTGACTGACAGGGACAATCATTTGGAAAACGCAAGGACAATTGAAAAATTAGCCGTAGGAGAGAGTTTGCGAAAAGGGTTGAGTAAATCAGTGGCTAATGATGTAAAGTCCAAAATAGACGAAAAAAGAGAAAGTGGGGAGCTTTCCGCAAACGGAACAGCCCATCTGATTGATAATCCGGATGTAGAATTTACACCGGTTGAACTTATTGTAGGAACTGATGGTGAAACACAGGTAATAGCAAACAACGGAAGCAACTATAAAATGTCTGACGTTGCTGCAGATGCAAATACGGTGGCAATAGCTGAACTTGGGGAACAGTATGAACCTGAGCAGAGAAAGAAATTTTTTAAGGCTTATGAGCAGACCGGTGATGTATTAAGTCCGTTAAGCTTTGCATCATATTTTAACATGGCATATGACTATGGAAAGAACAATCTGGGGCAGGCTTCAGTATTCAATAATTCAAGGTTGAGAAATAACCTGACTCTTGATCAGATTGGAATGGCTTATGACGCAGGCAAGCTGGAGTATAATAAAAATCTTCAGAAAAATAAAGCTGACACGAAAACAAACATTAAGGGAACTGTAAGTTTTGATGGAGTGGATGAAAGCAGACTTAATGAAACACAGAAATCGGCTGTAAAAGTGGCAAAGGTAATTTCAAAGGCAGTGGGATGTAAGATTACCTTTTTTGAGAGTGGTAAAAATCAGGAAGGCAAGTATGTCGGAGCCAACGGAAGTTACAATTCAAAAACAAATGAATTGAGAATAGACATCAATGCCGGAAAGGTATCTGAAACGGAAGGTCATAACATAATGATATTAACTCTTTCCCATGAACTTACTCATTATGCGGAGAATTTCGCCCATAAGGAGTATGCAGATTTGCAGGAATTTGTCTTTGATGTACTTTCAAAGAATACAGGTAAGGACATTAAAGAGCTTATAGCAGAGGAAATGGAACATCAGAGAAGACAGAACCGGGAACACGGAACGAATATTGAAGTGACAGAGAGCAGGGCCAAGAGTGAACTTGTGGCAAGAGGCTGTGAACTGGTTCTTACGGATGCGGAAACAATCAGGGAACTGGCAGAAAGAAACCGTGGACTTTTTGGAAAAATCAAGGCGAAGATAATTGAGTTTACAGACAGTATCATCAATGCATGTAAGGAAATATTGGGTAAGGATGGAAACATCAAAAACGACGTAATTTCTAAGGAAGCAATGCAGATGAAGGAGTATGCAGAAAAGCTAAGGACATTGTGGAATGAGGCGGTAGGTGCAGCAGGAGAGAGTAATGCTGTAAAGAGTGAGAAGAACAGTGTTTCAGGCGGTGTTCGTGAAATGATACGGTATGATTCTGATAATACTCCTTTTGTGGAAATTGACAGTAATATACTTGACGGAATATCGGAAGAGCAGTGGAATAAGAAGGTTAAGGAAGTTTTAAAAAAGAAATTTAGCAATGGAATTAAGGTTGGAAATAATACCATATGGCAGAATGCAGCGGGCAGAAGAGAGTTTATTTATTCTGGTTATGCAAGAAAAATATATTCATCTGATAAAACTTTATATATGGATAAGCTGAAAATTTCAAACAATATAGATGAAGTTGTCATGGCTTCAAGAAACTATATTAATTATGATTTAAAGCATGCGAGAAAAGACGGATTAAAGGATTTTGCATGGGGAACGGTTAATATACGCATTGGAAAGACAGATTACAGTGCGGATGTAATTGTTGGAAATAATGGAACGAGGCTGTATTTATATGATGTAATAAATCTAAAAGAAATAAAAATTAAAGAAAGAAGAAGCAACCATCAGCGGTATTCCCAAAACGGAAAGATGCTGAATATTGTTGCTTCTTCCAAGAGTAGTATATCTCAAAATAATAAAAATGACAATGACATCTTAAAACAGGATAGCAGTATTTTGTATTCATATGGAGGACGAAATTCTAACAATGTGGATTTGCGGGAGTTGCAAAGAGCTAATGAGATGGAAAAGGAAGGTAAGAGTTTTGAAGAAATATTTAAGAAAACAGGCTGGTTCCGTGGAATTGATAACATATGGAAATATGAAATTGATGATTCTAAAATGACGTTTAACAGAAGAGGGCATTTAAGCCTGAAAGATAATCAGGACTACAGACGTTATGAAAAATTGTCAGAAAAGGTATTTGGAAGTGGTAATATTTCAAAGGAAGAATGGGAAGAGTTCGGTCAGTTAGAAAAAATACTTTCTGTTATATCAAAATTCAAAAATGGTGGAAATACTGTTGGAGATTATGTTCAGCATGATGAATTGTTTAAACAATATCCGTTTCTTAAAGATGTTAAACTTGAATTTGTGACAATGGATAATAATATGGGTGGTTGGTATGATGGGTTGAAAAATACAATCTACATTAATAAAAAGTCGAAGAGCGATGTAGAAAAAGTTAAAAGAACAATGTTGCATGAATTGCAGCATGTAATACAAAAATATGAAGGATTTGCCAGAGGAGCAAATGTAGAATATTGGAAAGGAGAGAAAGAAGGAGGAGATGTAAATGTATATGAAAAAAATGTATCTTATATTAAAGCACAAAAAAAGATAAAGTATATAACACAGAATTCATCACAAGAATTTATGGAAAAATACAGGGAAATAAATCGTAGTAGGCTCAAGGCACAGGAAAGCAACAAGGAGTCTGATTGGGATGTATGTATGAATTTAGAGAGGCATATGTATGAGAATCCTACTTATAGTCAACTGTATCAGGATTTGGAAGATGCAAGATGGGATATGGCAAGTGCAATTGAAGATGTGAAGAAAATGACACCGGAGGATATGTATAATAATACTGCCGGTGAAATAGAAGCATGGGATGTATCCGGTAGAATGAATTACTCTGAAGGACAAAGAAGAAGTAAATTGCCAAATTTAGGCGATAATAATACAGTGTTCACAAATAATAAGGTATATAGTTTCTCAATGCGAGAAAGTTTTTCAGAACAGGTTGATAAAGTTTTGAATAAACAGTGGGAAGGATTAAATGCTTTATATGTGACTGAAACACCGGAAATATTGCAGCAAATAGGACTGAAACAATTGCCAATGTTATATACAAAAAAACACTTAGAAGATGCACTTAAACCTAAAAATGAAAAAAAACATTACCATGGTCTTACTGAAGCACAGATAAAAAAGATGCCGGAAATAATTGAACATCCGGCTATAGTGATAGATTCTCTAAGTAGAAATGATAGCATTGTTGTTATTTCAGATATATGTGATAATGATAATTTGCCAATAATTGTAAGCGTAAGAATTGATGGAAATGGCGTATATGAATTAAAGCAGGTAGCCTCTAATTTCATAACGGGTATGTATGGAAGAAAAGGAATATCTGCGTTAATAGACAGAGCTGCTAAAGATAACAAAATACTATATATAAACAATAAAAAAAGCCATAACATATTCTCGTTGGCAAGGGTACAATTCCCTTACTCGCTGAATAATTATGACTTTGATACCATAATACACAAGAGCAGTTATGTTGTCAATAATAAATCGGCAGAAGGTAAAGACATTCGCCATCAGGATAGAGAAACATCGTTTTCGGTACGTGAGCCGGTTGAAGAAACAAGGGATCTTATCGCAGTGCATAATTTGTCAGAAAAAAATCTGCTTGAAAACCTAAAACTGGGCGGATTTCCAATGCCAAGCATTGCAATAACAAAAGCATCCCATGGGTTTGACAGGTTTGGAGACATATCGGTTGTTTTTAATAAGGACACAATAGATCCTCGCAACAGTGACAATAAAGTATATTCAGGTGATGCGTGGACTCCGGTATTCCCGGACACTGAATGGAAAATAAATGATAAAGGGTTAAAAAAGCTCGCAAACACTTTCCATACTTCAGCAAATTATATAGAGCAGTTTGTCACAAAACCGGAAGATGCTGTAGATAAACTTAAAGAACAAAAGGAAGTAAAACGGGCATTCTTGGAAGACAAGGGAGTAACCATAGAAAGAAAAACAAAAATGCCGGATTACAGAATGCCTTTTATGAACAACGAAAATGTTAGAAGGTTCATAACTGATAGGAATATAGGAGTTGATGATATTCTTAAAAATAAGGAATTACAAAAAGAAATAAGTGAAGTACACATTCCGGTAAAGGATAACGAGCCAAGATTTAAGCAACTAAAGCGTAATATGTTGATATCATTATTAAAGGACGGAAATGCAAGAGTAAAACTTGAGGATGATTTTGACATTTTAAAGGGTAGGGCTGAACAAATATTTGATAATGAAGCATTTGAAAATGACACGAAAAAGTATTTGGACAGTCATGATGAAGAGTATACGGATTATGTTGAAAGAGCGTTGGACGGAGTTTACGAAAATAAATATCTAGTAAAGCCGGATGTGGAACGCTACAACAAAGATGGTTCATTGAAAAGTTTCAGACAGTTACATATGCCTTATAACCTTGAAAACATCGTAAGACTTATGAAAAAGCAGGACAAGGGAAAAGGGGGAGGCTGGTTCGGCGGTGCCAAAAATTTAAAAGGGGCAGCAGCACAGAAATTTGAAAAAATTGAACAAATCAAAGAAAATAAAGACAAGATACAGAATATGACTGATGAGGAGTGGAATGGTTTCTTTGAAGGTTTGGATAATAAAATCCTTGAGATTGACAATGCAATCATAAATAATGATGGTATTGATATGTTTGCGAGAATGAGAAAAAATGACTGGATAAATGAAATAATGGTTGAGGCATTTGCCTTGAATAATTTCAATGAAAATTCGGTCAAAAGACTGTTTAAAAAAGAAGGCATTGGGATAAGTGATAAAATCTATGACATGATGAAGTCCTTAAGAGATGAGCTTGAAAACATTCCGGTACAATACTTTGAGGCAAAGCCGGAAAGAGCAGTTGGATTGAATGAAATTGCTTATGTGGTAATTCCTGACAGTTCTTCAGAAAAATTAAAGAATAAGCTTTCTGATAAAAACATACAGTATAAGGAATATTCTTTAGGTAATGAAAATGAACGAAAGAATGCTTTAAATTCTATGCCGGAAATTCTTTTTTCATCAAGAGAGAATGTGGATCCGGATTACTCTACAGATAATGGAATAGCAAGTTATACGGAAGACCGATTGGAAGACCTGTACACAGATTATGCAGCAATGAATGAAGATTATTCACAGGCATATCTGACCAGACTGTCACCGGAAGAGTTTTTGAAACTTACCACAGAGGATGATGATGCGTATAACAGAATAATAAGTGAGTCAACCAATCTGGATAAAGAGAAGTTAAGAAATAACAGTCAGCCAATATATTTAAGAATATATGATGATGGGGAGGTTAGAGGACACGAAGGCAGACACAGAATGGCAGCTCTGATGAATGCAGGAATTACAAGTGTTCCGGTAGTATTAATAGAAACATCAGATAATTACGGAAAAGAAATAGGTGACATACAGAGACTTGACAGTCAGGACTTTTCTTTTGGCAAAAGAGATTATTCTGTAAAATTGGGGGATTCAATACCGATAACGAGAAAAAATGATGCATTGATTAGAGAAAAGTTTTTAAATTCAGGTGATGTATTATTTCAGGACAGAACAATATCACCTAGGACATACAGCTTAAAACTTAAAGATAATGTAAATTTCAAAGAGGGCCAAAAAAACGCAGATGAAATGTACAGGAAAACAAAGGGAGTTGAACTAAGTGACAGGGCAATAGATATGCTTGTTAAGAAGCTGGAAAAAGACAGCGGAACTAATGTAAGCAGTGACGTATTGCATAAGAAATTAAAAAAGACATTTGAAAATGCAAGAACTAAAGATTTGACCGGTAACGAACTTGTTAAGGAATTAAGGAAGATTGCAGCATTTGCTATTAATGACAAGAATGACAAACAGAGAAGAACAACTTATGCACAGAACATACTTAATGAAGTCAGAAAAAATAAAGTATATGTAACGGAGCGTCAGAGAAGTTACTTAAAAAGAGAAACAGGACTTAAGTATGAAGAATGGCGTAGGAGTATGTTTGGAAAAGTGAATCTTACAAACAATGTAGAAGATGGAGTTACACTTGATGCAATGTGGCAGGAGTATAGCAGACTGTATCCGGAGGTGTTTAAGTCAGACGTTAAGGTTGAAGAACAACCATTGGAACTTGAAAAGATAACATTTGCCCTCAGTAATGAATATGCAAGCAATTACGGGTTTAATTTTGATGATGCAGCTCTTTACTGTGCCACGGAATTAATGGCAACTTACTCAAATCTTACAGAGGTTAAAAAAGATTCAGGAATAACAACAGACATTGACGGTATCTATGATAAATATCAAAAAGACATGGGCAATGTGAGAGTGGAATATTATAACCTGAACAGAGAATACAATAAAAGGTATCAGGGCGAACTGAACAGATTAAGGAAGGAATGGAGGGAAGACCAGAAGTATCATGAAGAGAACATAAGACAGAGATATATCAATATGATTAAGCAACGTGAGGCTGACATACGAAACCGTGAGGACAGTGTGTGGACTACAAGGGAGAAGGAAAAGGTTAGAAACCACATAATAAAATCTGTTAAGAGTATAAGCAACATGGTTGTTAATCCGTCTAATCAGAGACATGCACCGGAAGGATTCAAGTCCAAGGTTGCAGAATTTTGTCAGCAGTTTTTAAAGGACACAAGTGTTTTCCGATATGATGACTTAGACAGACTTAAGGTGGCGTATGAAGCATTACGTGGAGACAATGACAGTTACAGTCTTGCGGGAAGTTATGACAGTGACATAGACGATATGCTTACGGTACTTAAGAATACGATTAGGAACAGACGGTTATCAAAGCTTGACAGAGTAGAACTTGAACAGGTTAAGGACATAGTGGATCATTTTCGTTTCATAATTGAAAATGAGAATAAAATATGGTCGCAGGGAAAGACTATGAACCTGGAGAGAACGGGATTGTCAGTAATTGATGAATTGTCAGCTAAGAAAGATAAGGTCCTTAAACGTACGAAGTCAGAAGGAGTTAATTCACTGCTTGATAAGGTAGACGGTTTTGTAGAAAATAATTACACTCCTATATATTTCTTCAAAAAGCTGGGACCAACCTTTGAAAAACTGTATTCAGATGTGAGAAAGGGACAGGATGACTGGGGGAAAAATATAGCAAAAGCTACAAGAAGAATATCTGACATTAAGGAAAAGTATAATTATGATAAATGGGACAGAAAACGTACCTTAAAACTGGGAGGCGGAATTACACTTAACACCGAACAGGCCATGTATATCTATGCTACACGTCAGAGGGAAATGCAAAATGAAACTCAGGAGGCCAGACATCTGCAGCAGGGTGGAATCATTATGGAAGACAGAGTCACGGTCAAGGACGGTAAGGTAATAAAGAAGCAGAAGGTACAGCAGCAGGCATACAAAATAACGGACAGTGACCTTGTAAGATTGGGAAGCTTCCTTACCATGGAGCAGAAAGCGTATGTAAATGAGCTGGTTAATTATCTTTCAATTGACATGGCAAAATTGGGAAATGAAACATCAATGAAGTTGTATGGTATTAAGAAGTTTGGTGAAAGTTATTACTTCCCATATAAGGTCGCCAGAAGCGAAATAAGTACAACGGCATCAGGAAGGGGAAAGGTTACGCCGTCACTTAAGAATGCCGGTATGACAAAGGCACTAACAAAAAAAGCAGGTAACGCAGTTATTGTTGATAACTTTACCGATACAGCAGCAAGACACATAAGTCAGATGTGCACATATAATGCGTTAGCAGTTGCACAGGACAACATCAACAGGGTCTATAATTTCAAGGACCTTAAATGGGATGAGGAAGCGGAAACAATGGTAGGCACAGGAATGACTGTAAAACAGTTGTTGGATGCAAAGGAAGGAGAAGATGCAGGAAAATATTTGGAACTTTTCCTTGCAAGCATTAATAACGGACTTACGATTGACCCTACGGAAGGATTAACAAATCAGTTAATAAGTAAGTTTAAGAAAGGTGCCGTATATGCATCATTGTCAGTTGCAATACAGCAGCCATCAGCTATATGCAGAGCATTTGCTTTGGTAGACCCAAAATATTTTGCACAGACTACATTTAAGAAACGTGACTGGGAAGAATGTAAGAAGTATAACGGTGTTGCAGTAATTAAGGAATTGGGAGGATTTGACACAGGAACCGGACAGGGTGCGGTTGATTATCTGACGGATTCAAGAGCTGACAGTATAGGTCGTACAGTACAAAAGATTGACAAAGGACTGGGGTGGCTTCCGGGATATATGGATCAGATAACATGGTGTCATATATGGAATGCTGTTAAGGATGAAATAAAGGACAAGTACAATTTCAATGGAAATGAAGCAGAGTTTTTTAAGAAGGCTTCTGAAAGATTTGACGAAGTTATTAACCTGACACAGGTATATGACAGTGTTCTGGCCAAAAGTGTGAATATGAACTCAAAAAGTGGTCTTATGAAGAGTGCCACAGCGTTCATGTCAGAACCGACAGTAACCCTTAACATGCTTAATGATGCACTGCAGAACGGAAACAGAAAGTATATATGCAGGGCAGTGTCAGCAATTGTTCTGCAGACGGTAGTAAATGCAGCACTTAAGGCATTAGTACAGGCAGCAAGGAACAGCAGCAGTGATGATGAGGATAAATCATATGTTGAGAAGTATGCCAAGGCATTCAGTGGTGATGTGGTTGGTGACATTAATCCGTTGACATGGATTCCGGTGGTAAAGGATATAGTAAATATCTTTCAGGGATATGATGTTGAAAGGGCAGATTTATCATTAATTACTGATCTGTACAATGCGTGTCAGACTGTGATGAAGGCAAGAGATGGGAAGAAGTCACCTGAAGAAGCGGTACAGAAAATGTCGGAGGCAATAGCAGCATTCTTTGGTGTTCCGCTTACTAACATTAACCGTGATATTCGTGGGGTAAGAAATCTTTTTAATGATGTCATTTCAAACAATGTGTTATCAAAGGGACACGTGGGACGTGCATTTCTTGAAGGACTGGGAATAACGACGTCTAATGCAGACATTATTAATGATTACATTGATTCCGGAGACAGGAAGGAAGTAGATGAATTAATTGAAAACAAAAAAGTTGAAATTAAGGAAAAATATCCTTCATATTCTGATGAAAAGGTAAGCAGGGAAGCAATATCAGGTGTACGTTCACTTATCACCAAACAGCTTAAGAGCAGATATCTGGAAAATCCGGAAAGAAAATCAGAAATTGTTGACTTTATGAAGAAAACAAAGATGTATACGGAAGTGAAAAAGAAAAAGACAGTGGATGTATCGGAAGATACAGTGAACGGATGGCTGATAACTGAATTAAAGAAACAGTACATTAATTCAACGGATGCAGGTGACAGGGCTGAAATAAAAAGACAGCTTTGGGCTACGAAGCACTGGAAGAGATTACGTGAACTTGAAAAGCAGTTGAAGGAATGGACAGAATAATACCTGATTACAGGGGGTTAGAAATAGCCCCCTGTTTTTGTATATCATAATTTCAAAAGGAGGCAGGAAATGGGAGAGATAATTTACGATGTAGTGCTTAATGTTAAGTATGCAGGCTGCAGACAACAGTTAAATGTTACCACAGGTGAAGTCAACGCAAGAAAACTTAGAATTAAGCTTACTAATGGGGCTGTTCCCATTAAATTAAATCAGTATACCGATACTGCAATTATGCGTGGTGTTAAATCTGACAAAAAACTTATATATAACACCACAAAGATTACAGAGGAAGGAAATGTTGAGTATACTTTAGGCTCACAGGACACAGTATCAGGAAAAACATGGTATGAAGTACAGGTATTAAGAAAAGATGGTGACGTAGAGCCTAAAATAATATACAGTGCACAGTTTAAAGTGGAAGTTAATAACAAACTGTATGATGATGGTTCAGTTACTTCATCAAATCAATTCGGAGTTCTTGAAAATACCATAGAGACGGCAAGGTCATGGATGAATGAAAAGGATGCAGATATTGACAGCAGAACCCTTACGTGCATAGAAAAATTTGGTTATACGGAAGATGATAATACAACACCGAACACGAGAAAGGATCCATCAAATGAAAACAGTGGAATTATATTTACGGCTCCTAAAATCCCGGTTGATTTTGATTACATAAAGGCAGAGCAGATAGACACAGATCAGTATGCTCTTCGTATACAGGTATTTAAGGATGATGAAAAGATAAATACCGTTACAGTGGCAGGACAACAGAATGTTCAGATTGTTGATGTGCGTGGGGCTACATATATTCAAATCGAGGTGATTGGAATGCCACCGGATGTGGACGGAAAACCGGAACACTTTAGACTTGAAAAGTTAAAACTTTTTTCAGGAGCATTGGGAGATGTGGTTGAAAAGGTTAATAAACTGGAAGATGATTACTCTGACAATCATTGGAAAGGCAAAAAGTGGTACGCATACGGTACAAGTCTGACTGATATTTCTAACGTAGGTCAGTATTGTAAAACAGTAAGAAATTTAAGTAACTTGATTTTGACGAATAAAGGTATATCAGGTGGTGGTATCTGTGCAAATACTTTAATTAAAGATGCAATAATGAATACTACAGATGGTAAGACAAATGCGGATTTAATAACATTGGAAATTGGCGCAAATGATACTTCTTCCGCTTTGGGAACTATTTACGATACCGGCAATGATACGTTTTGCGGAGCTCTCAATCAATGTATCAGATACCTACAAAAAAATACGAATGCTCAAATAGTCGTTATTTCTTCAACAAATAGTAGATATAAGTCTGGTGATAAAACAGTTGAGTTTACGCCGGATAAGACTTTCGGTGATGACAATCATACGAAATATGATCAGTGGAAGGCAACTAAAGAAGTTTGTGCTATAAACAGTGTTCCATACATTGGTATGGGTGAAGAGGCAGGACTTGGATATGCAAGGATGATTGCGTCAGATCAATACAATATAGATAACATTCACCATACCGTATGTGGTGGCAGAAATTTAGGAGAGTTTGTATGGAGCAAACTCAAAGATATTCCTTTATGGTCAAGTGAAGAGGTTGTTGCTGTTCCGATTACAATTACTACACAACCACAATCAGTAGATTCGGCTGTAGGAAATGTTGTTTCATTTATGGTTGAAGCACAGGGTGATGGCTTAACATATCAATGGCAGCTAAGTAATGATGGTGGCACGACTTGGGGAAATACATCCGTAAATGGAAATACAACTAAATTTATTAGCTTTGCTATTCCTGATGCAAATTATAGTGGCAGAATGTTCAGATGTGTAATTACTGATGCAAATGGTAATACATTAGCATCAAACCCGGCAAAACTCACCCTTAATGGTGTTCATGATGTTACGATTACTTCTCAACCACAGGATATTTCGGCTAAGGTTGGCGACACAATAAATATCTCGGTTGTTGCAAAATCAAGCAAGAGTAATAAATTAACATACCAGTGGCAAGTTTCCAGTACAGGAGAAACTTGGAGCAATACAACTGTTACAGGATATAATACTTCTGCACTTAATTTTGCTATTCCTAATGCAAACTACAATGGAAGGCAGTATAGATGCCTTGTAACGGACGGTAATGGTAGTTGGGCATTGTCAGATGCTATGAAGCTGACAGTTACAAGTTAGGAGGAAATAGCTAATGATTAGAGATGGATAAAAAATGTACCTTTAGTACAGTAATTGTGTCTTGACAAGAAAAACAA